GACAGTAATATCTCTCTAGCTTCTATAACCGGTAATTTAACATCCATAATAAAAAATATAATAAAAATCCAAAAGAAAGACAATTTATATTTATAATAAAGAACTTATTCATATGACAAACAAAAAGCTACCGATAACAAGGATATCCAAATTCTATAGTTCTGAAGATTTTAGTATAGAACAAGACATAGGAATGGAATGGTTACATGGTGATATGCATTTTACTTTAGTGTTATTTAGGGTAGATAAAAAATTATCAGATGTAGATGATGTATATGGAGAAGCGGGTCCAGAAGAGATTAGATATAAATCACCAGTTGAGTTTAATGCTTATGTTAAGATAGATGCTCCACAGAATAAGAGTTATGGTGGTGGGTTGGTAAATCAGATGGAACCTGGAAACATGACCTTAGGTGTTTACATAAAGCATTTAGAAGAATTAGGTGTTGATATAAATTACGGGGATTATATAGGGTATCCAGAAAAAGAAGACCTAGTAAGATACTATGTGGTCACCAATGATGGTAGGGTGACCTCGGACCTTAAACACACAATAGGAGGGTATAAAGCTTTCTATAGAACAATAACTTGTTCATATGTTAACCCAGACGAATTTAAAGGAATATAATGGCATTACCAAAAAAGAATAAAAAAAATATTAATATAGTAACCAAACCAATACAAGGGGAGTACCCTAGTGGGTACAATGGAATTGTGGTGCCTAATAGAAGAAAAGAATTAGGACAGTTACTTACAGAAGATGGAACGTTTCTACCAAAATCAGTTTTACATGCAGACCTAGATAAAGGAATGTTAGATTTTGTACAAAACCAACTAGAAAGTAGTAGTAATGGTAAAAAAATAAATGTTATAGATAGGATTTTAACTCTACAGAGATGGGGTGAATTTGCTCAAACATGGAGTTTTGCCGACCAAGATAAAAACGTTTCTTTACCTTTTATAGCAGTAGTTAGACAACCTGATGTACAATATGGTACTAACCCAGCTTTAAGGTATACTATTCCGGACAGAAAACAATTTCATTTTGCGAGGGTACCAACATGGGATGGTAATAGAAAAGGATATGACATATATACTATACCACAACCTGTTCCAGTAGATATTACATATAATGTAAAAATTGTATGTAATAGAATGAGGGAACTAAATGTCTTTAATAGAGTAACCCTACAAAAATTTACATCTAGACAAGCATATACTTTCGTTAAAGGACACTACATACCGATAATTTTAAACAGTATAGGTGATGAAAGCGTTATCGATACAGAAGAAAGAAGATACTATCAACAAGCCTACCAATTCCAGTTACAAGGATTCTTAATTGACGAGGATGAGTTTGAGGTTAAACCAGCTATAAGTAGAAGTATGTTTTTATATGGATTCGATGATAAGGACAGAGAAAGAGAAAGAAAATCCCTAGAAGATAAAAACGCTACAAAAGTAAAAAATAAGATATACTTCGAAAGCACAGAAAATACCAAAACCATACTATTCCAACATAAAGTTGATATTAGTATCGTTAGGTTAGACAATGTAGATACCGTGTCGTTTATTATTGATGGTGTAACCTATCAAGAAGGATTGATGATTAATCCAGGACAAACTGTAGATATTGTTATTGTTAAAGTTATTCCAGGTCAGGAAGCTTCGTTAACATTAGAAGAAACTATAGTGAGGTAATCATATTGTATCACCATAAATATCTTTTTTTATTTTACATTTTTCTTTTATTAGTAGTTCCACAAAAGCAAACATTTTAAGACCATTACTTTTACAATATTCCTTTAGTGTTTGATGTACATCCTCACTTATTTTTAAGTTTTTAATCTTTTTAGTGTTTTTATTGTTACTCATCTTATAACGGTGATTTTAGCAATAATTAGTATATAGTATGAAAAAAGTATGATAAATTACCTACTTACCACTAAATAACCCATTTATTAATAAAACTTTTGGTTTTACCCGTTGTATTTATAGTATAATAAATGAATAACAATTAAATAAAAATTAAATTATGGCAAACGGGAGTAAAACATTCGTTTCTCCTGGTGTATACACATCAGAGAAAGATTTAACATTTGTAGCACAAAGTGTTGGTGTTACTACATTAGGTTTAGTTGGTGAGGCATTAAAAGGTCCAGCCTTCGAACCTATCTTTATACAATCATATGACGACTATGTTACAAGATTTGGGGGTACCTCACCACAATTATACGTAGATTCACAAATACCTAAATATGAGGCAGGATACATTGCTAAAGCATACCTGAGTCAATCAAACCAATTATTTGTAACAAGAGTATTAGGATTAAGTGGGTATGATGCAGGGCCATCATGGACTATAGAAACGATAGGTAGTCTAGACCCAACAACTTTCCCAACTTGGGGACCTTCAGGTACTGGGGTTTATACTGGTGCAACAACAGCTACAACCACACTACCATTTTTTGTACCACTTACTGGTACTAGTAGTGGTGTAACTTCAGCTGTATTTACCGATAACACCTTAACTACAAGTTTCTTTACAACTCTCCCTAGTGCAATACAAAATTATTTATACGAGACAATATCATTAACTAATGGGACAACACTACCTACACTTAATGATGACTTTACAACAACAATAATATCTGATTGGTTTTGTGATGATAATGTAATATCAGGTGGTTGTTCAGGAACAGGATACGATACGGTATACCAATACGGATTTGTACCATTTAATCTTACAGCTGCTGCAACAGCTACAACTGCAGCATGGAACGGAACAACAGCACCAACAGTAAATAATAGATTAGGAACACAGGATAACGCATTAACTTCTTTTGATTATAGAAATGATGCTTGGTATTATGGTATGTTCGATTATAATGGAGCCGCGAGTTGCTGTAGTGGTGGAACATATTCCGGAACGTCCTACCAAGTATATCTAGAAGCTTCATCAACTGGTGTAAGTGGGGGTACTGGATTTACATCAGGAGGTGTACTTACATATTCAGGTAGTGTTATAGTAGAAACAATAGCTTGGTCAGGAACAAATGCTGTATCACCTTATACTGATTATGATAATTTAACTGTAGCAACACTTAGGTCTAGGGGAATAAGTACTAAAACGTCTGGTGGACCATTATATGAAATAAGTGCAGATACAGTTAGTTTTGATTGTTCTGGAACTTACGCAGATGTTTTAGAGAATCCATTTGCGTCATTTGGAATTAGTGCTCAAACGAACGCTGGTAATGTATACACATTTAAGACTTCCATGAGTAATACCTCACAAGAGTATGTGAGTAGAGTATTTGGTAGAAATCCATTTGATAAGAAAAAAGAAGACGTTCCTTTATTCATTGAGGAAAGTTATCCTAATATGTTAAAGAACGGATATAATCTAGGTAAAATTAGAGGATTAAGATGTTGTTTAAACTACAAACCTGGAGCAAGAGACACAGTTAATACAAATACTATAGCTTGGAACATGCATGAGTGGGAAACACCTGAAACACCATGGATAGTATCAGAATTACAAGGTAGCGACGTATTTAGGTTATTTAAATTTATATCTATTTCTGACGGAACATCAGCTAATAGAGAAGTTAAATTATCTATAACAAATATTTCTTTTGAAAGAGGTGAGTTTGATATTCTAGTTAGAGAATTTTACGACAGTGACGCTAGTCCACAAGTACTAGAGAAATTTACAAGATGTAGTCTATCACCAACAAAAACTAGTTTTGTGGGAAGAAAGATAGGTACGTCAACAGGAGAATTTGAATTGAAGTCTAAATATGTTATGTTACAATTAGGTGAAGGAGTTTTAGACGGAACATTTAACGCGTCAGTACCAGCAGGATTTGAAGGTTACAGATTCAGAAGTTACGGAACGTGTAATAGAAGTCCATACCTAGCATATAAAACAAAATACTACCAACCAGGAGATACAATCTTTAATCCACCATTTGGGGCTGGAAACACAGATAACGCTACTGTTAGTGGTGGTGACAAACTTAGTAAGGTTTATTTAGGTGTGTCAGACTCTATAGGAGCTGGTTATGACGCAGACTTCTTTGACCATAAAGGTTATGTGGTACCATCTAATGTATGTACCGCTACTGTTGGTGGAAGTTGGTCTACAATAACAAAAGGATTCCATATGGATTCTGGAGCTACTGTAGTTATTGGTGGACAAGGAACTTATCTAGACTGGGCAGGAACTTCACTAGATGGACAAACTGTATTTGAGGTTGGTGCGGCACCATTCCATAAAGAACCTACTTTAAGTACTGACCCATATAAAAAATTAAGAAGTCGTAAATTTACTGTAGCACCACACGGTGGTTTTGACGGTTGGGACATTTATAGAAAAACAAGGTCTAACAGTGATGATTACAGAATGGGATTAACAGGTTTCTTAAATGGAGCATGTGTAACCACTGAATTCCCAACAGCAGCAGGGGCTGGAACATTTAAGAAATTAAGTCTTACGGAAGCGAATACAGATTATTTCGCGTTCCTAAGAGGAATTAATACTTTTAGTAATCCAGAAGCTGTTGATATTAATGTTTTCGCTACACCAGGTATCGATTATGTTGATAACTTAGGGTTAGTTAACGAAACAATAGATATGGTTGAAAATGATAGAGCTGATTCACTTTATATTACTACAACACCAGATTATAATATGTTTGTAGCGACATCAACAAACGCATTAAATCAAATTACACCAGAAGAAGCCGTAGATAATATGGAAGATGCTTTAATTGACTCAAACTATTCAGCTACTTACTATCCTTGGATTCAAATTAGGGATACGGCAAATAATAAACAGATATTTATTCCACCAACTGCAGAAGTAATGAGGAATATAGCATTAACTGATAATATCGCATTCCCATGGTTCGCTTCAGCGGGTTACACTAGAGGAATCGTAAACGCGGTTAAAGCTAGAAAGAAACTTACTTTAGATGAAAGAGACACATTATATGTTGGTAGATTGAACCCAATCGCTACGTTTAGTGATACGGGACCAATTATTTGGGGTAATAAAACTTTACAACTTAAGGAATCAGCTTTAGATAGAATTAATGTTAGAAGGTTATTGTTACAAACAAGAAAATTAATTTCAGCTGTAGCTGTAAGATTAATATTCGAACAAAACGATGATATAGTAAGACAACAATTCTTAGACCTAGTTAACCCAATATTAGATTCTATTAGAAGAGATAGAGGTTTAACAGACTTTAGAGTGGTACTTTCTAGTGACCCAGAGGAAATAGATAGAAATGAAATGAGTGGTAAGATTTATATTAAACCTACTAGAGCATTAGAATATATTTTCGTAGAGTTCTTAGTAACACCAACCGGAGCATCTTTTGAGGATGTATAATATTTATAAGAAATAATAAATTATGAAATTTAATAAAAAGACATTAAACAAGAGTTTAAACATACCAGGACCAGATAAAAAGTCATTTACTAAAAATAGAAAGCAAAATGTTATTTTAAGTGAAGAACAATTTGATAGATTATCAGGTATTTTAAATGAAAATAACTATAACGAGATTGTTAAAACAATTGAAGTAGCTAATAAGTTAATTAGAGAGTCTATTACTAAAGAAGGTTTAAATTTGAATATTTCTGATTATTCTGAAGTTATTTTAGAACAAGGAATGTATGATAGAAATCCTGGAGTAGCCGCTGGTGAAGGAATAGAAAATATTTTAAATGGTATAAAGAAGGCTTATGATATGATTAAAGATAGTGAGACTAGAAAAAAACTAGCTAACTCTATCACTAAATTAGGTAATTTTATGGCTTATACAGCTGAATTAATTGGTTCAGGTGCACCAGGAGGAACAGCACCAAGAAGCTATAAAGACGTTTCTGATGACTTACCTTACCCAGAAGGAGAAGATACAATACAAGAACAAAAGGCAGCTATTGGTGATTATGTTGAAGGTAAAGGCGTCTATAAAGGTGATGACCAGAGTGGTAACGCTATTTATTCAAAGAAAGAAGAAGAAGTTAATGAGACAGCTAAAAAATCATGTGATGAATGTGGAGAAGCTCCGTGTGTTTGTGGGGATAAAGAGGAGGTTAAAGAAGATTCTGGTCACGATGAAGCTATGAATTATGGTAGAGATGAAGGTCATGACGACAAAGAACTTTATAATTTAAAACATGATGGTGGAAGTGAAGACCATATAGATGGTTTAGAAGATGATATGCATTACGACCGTATTCACGATTCTGAACACATAGAAGAGTCCAAAGAAGAAAGAGAAAGGTTGATTAGGGAAGATATTAAGAAAATGAAACAAGTTATTAAACCTATATCAAAAATATAATAATACTATATTAATATAAAAAGGTCCTTTCGGACCTTTTTTTTATTGTACTAATTTACCACCATTTAAAAGTAGTAGAACTAATATCATTGGAGCCAATATAGGTGCTTTAAGTACGTGGGTTATTATATAGAACACATACCACTTATTACTAGGACTATCCCCACGTTTTGACTCAAAGGACAGGTAACCATTACGAATATCTTTTTCATTAATTAATAAAAAGACAAACATTAGTATTTGTGATATAATAAGATAAGGTATAATATATTCTAACATAATTTTTATTTTTTTTGATTAAACTTCTACTATTAATATATACGATTAATTTATTTTAAAGTTACTATATATTGTAATAAAATTAATAGGTAAAACAATTCTCAAGTATAGGATACTCTATAGACCCCAAGAAACCAAAATACTCATCAGGATAAAGTGATTTTTCCACCAAGAATAGTATAGTGTTATCCACTTCTACAAACAGTAACCCAGAAACACCATTAATATAATCTTCAAAATTATACGTTGTACCGTAACCAACTACAGTTTCTGTAGTAGTAATATTCAAGTCCCAATAGATAGAATCGTTTGTTTGGTTTGATTTACGAACAATATTTAATGTGTTGTGTAATGTATCTAATGTAAGTTCGTTAGTGGAAGTAGTATAAGATTCTAAACTAATATCACTAGCGTAGTGAGATTCGTAAATTCCTGAGTAACCTATTAAGGAAGCCTCAACATTCCAGAGTCTATCTGATACTACAAAAGTTTGTGCTTTACAAATAAATGTTAACGAGAGTAAAAGTAATATTATTTTTAATTTTTTCATACTACAAAGATAAACAAATAAATTGAATAAACCAAATTAATTTATATTTATATTATATGTCACAAAAGATTATTATAACGGAAAAACAATTACGTACAATTAGTGGTGGGCTTACAGAAGAAAGTGTAGAATCTGGTAATGTAAGAGCTTATTCTTTTGATTGGGACGATAATATTATTAATATGCCCACTAAAATTAAGATGTTAAGAAAAACAGACAATGGGTGGGACAAGGTTAATATTGGGACTTCAGAGTTTGCAACAGTTAGAGACGATGAAAATTATGAGTTAGACGACGGAGCTTTTGATAATTTTATAGGTGAAGATGCTTTTTTAAATGACCTACAAGAAGCATTAGATAACGGTTCTTTTGCACCATCATTTGAAAAATTTAAGGAAGCCCTGGTTTACGCAAACCCAATCTCAATCATTACAGCAAGAGGACATAATCCAGAAGTGATAAGAAAAGGGGTTGATTTAGTTATATCTAATACTTTTAGTGAAGATGAATTAGGTAGAATGATAGATAATATACAACAACTATACCCAGAATTAGAAGGTGAGACACCAGAGATTATATTAAAAACATATTTAGATTCTCATGACTATCATACAGTTACTTCAGAAATTTTTGCTGATAAGTTTGGGACAGATAGTGGTTCAGCAGCAAACCCTGAAGAAAATAAAAAAATAGCATTAAGGGATTATGTAACTAAAATAGTTGCTAAAGTAGGTGAAATGGTTAATACATCACACAATAAACTATCAGTCGGATTTAGTGATGACGATTTAGGTAATATAAATGCTATAATTCCATTTATAAAAGAAGTGTTACAGGTAGAATTTCCAGAAGTTGATTTTATTGTTTACGATACTTCTGATGGTGATGTAAATAAAATAGTATTAAAACAAATGAATTAGTTCTTTTTTTTCATTACCCGTATATTTATAGATATAATAAAAAACTAAAAAATTAAAAAGATATGGCTGACTTATTAATGAAAATGCCCGTACCGTATGAACCAAAGAAAAAGAATAGGTTCATCATGAGGTTCGATTCTTCTTTGGGTATCAACGAATGGTATGTAGAAAGTACTTCTAGACCACAAGTAACGATTAACTCTGTAGAAGTACCGTTTCTTAACACCTCTACTTATGTAGCTGGTAGGTTTGTATGGGGAACAATAAATGTAACATTTAGAGACCCTATTGGTCCATCAGCGGCACAAGCTCTTATGGAATGGGTTAGAACACATGCAGAATCGGTAACTGGTAGAATGGGTTACGCTGCGGGATATAAGAAAAATATTGACCTGGAACTATTAGACCCAACAGGGGTAGTAGTAGAAAAATGGATTTTACAAGGATGTTTCTTAACTGACGTTAACTTTAATGACCTATCTTATAGTGATGATGGTCTTGTAAATATCACAGCCACATTAAGACCAGACAGATGTATCTTAGTTTACTAATCTAAAAAACATATAATTTAAATAAAAGTCCCTTTCTAAGGGACTTTTTTATTTTACCCAAACCAAGACTTTACTTTATGTAAAACAAAAACTATAGCTTATATGCTATAAATTAGTTATAAAATATAAATCTACGTATTTACAATAATAAAGCTTTTACTAAATTTAAATTAATATGCAAGACCAACTAGGACAACAACAAGAAACTATTTTACCATATGATATTGTGGGGTTACCATCACAAGGTATTTTTTATAAAAATAAAAAGACCACACTTAAAGTAACATACCTTAACGCTTCAGATGAAAATTTATTAGCTTCACCAGCATTACAGGATAGTGGTGAGTTAGTAGATACATTATTAAGTAGAAAGATTGTAGATAAAGATATAATGGTAGATGATATGCCAGACTGTGATAAAGAAGCACTTTTAATATTTTTACGTAATACAGCTTTTGGTAGTGACTATGTTGTTAAATTAACTGACCCTAAGACAAAACAAGAATTTGACCATACAATTGATTTATCGGTACTAAAAACAAAAGAGATAAATGTGGATATAGATGATAAGAACGAATTCGAACACTTTTTAGAAGTATGTAAAAAGAAAGTTAAATTATCGTTTGTAACACCTAGTGATGAAAAAGAGTTAAAGGAATTAGACAAGTTAAATAAAAATAATGTCATCAACCCATACATGACAAAACAATTAGAAAAAATGGTCAAGGAAGTAGATGGTGTTAGAGACGCTATGACAATATCCCAGTTCATACAGACCATGCCAATAAGAGATTCACAATCTATTAGAAAAATTATTAGAGAAAATACACCAGCAATTGACCTTAATGTTAAGGTTATGTCGCCGTCCAACCAGGAGATTGGAGCACGAATTGCCTTTGGTGTTGAGTTTTTTCGTCCTTTCTACGGCATATAGGAATGCCCTATTGCAAGAGTTTTACTACCTTATGCGTCATTTACATATCCCATATTCAGATATATTAGTTATGCCAACCTTTGAAAGAAGATTTTATGTTAATTTCTTAATAGAAGAATTTAATAAAAAAAATGAGGCAATAGAACAAGCAAAAAACAAATCTAAAAACAGATTTTAACTATTTATAGTTAAATGAAGTTAGATGATTAAATTGTTAAAACAGTTATTTATTGAACGCTTATTATCTGGTGCTATACCTTATATAGCATTTCACCCAGAATTAGGTGTCCCAGTCGGTGTCTTTAACTATAAAGACGAACCAGACCACCAATCCCGAGTTAGGTCCATTAAACGATATGGGACCAAAGGGAATCCAGTATCATATAATTTAGCAAAACAAAATGGGGTAATTAACCCATTACCTTCATATGCTACCACACCAGATGTTGGTGATTATGTTGAAGGTAAAGGTACCTACAAGGGTGTTGACGGTTCAGGAAACCCAATCT